CAACAAAATAAGCAGGATGTACCGGAATTCGATAATGATAGACACACAATCATAAAACAAGAAATTGAGCAACTTGAAAATGAGCGTATAGATATTCAAAACGGTGCAGAAGAAATTAATTTGCGTAACCAATTAGCTGATAAACAATCAGAATTGAAGCGCATAGAAGCTAATAATAGCGCCAGTAATGAGAACAAAATACATGCTTTAACAAATGAGCTACACGTTGAAAATGGAACGGTTGCGAATCTTAAAACAAGATTAAAGCAAAACAAACAACAAATTACACATGAAGAAAATCGACGTAATCAATTATTAGAAAATCATAAAGGATTAAAAAGTGATTTAGAAAAAGCTAAAAATCAAAAATTTGAATATCTTGATGACAATGTATGTAGTTGTTGTGGTCAACAGTTACCAGCTGAACAAGTGAGTGAGGTAAGAGAAAAAGCATTGCAGAAATTCAATGCAAACAAATCGAAAGAATTAGAAACAATACAAACATCTATCAATCACATTATTTCAGAGGGCAAGAAAATAAAGCCAATTATCGAGAAATTAGAGGATGACAACAATAATTTACAAATTAAAATCAACGAAGCAGAAGAGCGTTCAGCAAGAATACAAAACAAAATTAATAAGTTGAAAATAACTCACGTTGACGTTACGCAAACTGACGAATACAAAGCAGTAATGTTAGAGATAAATGAGATTAATCAAAAACGCTCTAACATCAGGAAAACTATTCAAGATAAAGTTTCAGGAATAGATGACAAAATAAGCGAGCTTACTCAAGAAAAATCAGAAATTGAAGTGTCAATATCAATCGAAAAATCAAATAAACATCTAGATGATGTTATTTCTGAATTAAGAAATGAAGAAGACAGATTATTGGATGAAAAAGAAAAGTATTCACATGACCTTTATATCTTAAAAGAATTTACAACAACAAAAGTCAAAATGCTTACTGAAAACATCAATAACGAATTTGATATTGCTGAATTTAAGCTATTCAATACCTTAGTTAACGGCGAATTAGAAGAAACATGTTCAACAACGGTTAATGGTGTCGAGTATGACAGCGGTTTAAATAACGCCTCAAGAATTAATGTTGGCTTAGATATCATCAACACACTATCAAAACATTTTAAAGTTACAGCGCCAATATTTATTGATAATGCTGAATCAGTAACAGAGCTTATCAAAACAGAATCACAACAAATTCAATTGATAGTAAATGAACAAGATAAAAAATTAAGAATGGAGACTATATAAAATGACGAATGAATTACTATTAAAAAACAATAAAATGGGCGACAACGTTCTATCTAGAGTTAAGACATTAGAAGCACAAGGAGATTTACAGTTTCCTGCAAACTATTCGCCTGAGAATGCAATGAAGTCAGCAATGTTACAACTGCAAGAATTAAAAGGATCTAAAAAAGATGGTTATAAACCAGCGCTGGAATTTGCAACTTCAACCAGCATAGCAAACGCCTTAATGGACATGGTTGTACAAGGTTTAAATCCTGCTAAGAATCAAGGCTATTTCATTATGTATGGCGATAAGGTTCAATTCCAAAGAAGTTACCACGGAACAATGGCAGTAACTAAACGTGTAGCAGGCGCAGAAGAAATTAATGCAGAAGTCATATTTGAAGGTGACGAAGTTAAGTATAAAACTAAAAACGGAAAAATTGTTGAACTTGAACATACACAGTCTTTTGGTAACAGAAACACACAAAACATTATCGGTGCATATGCAACAGTTGTATTTAAAGATGAAAGTAGAAATTACACTGAAATCATGACATTTGAAGAGATTGAAGAAGCGTGGAAGCAATCACAAATGGTTTATAACGGTGTATTTAAAGAAGACGGTACACACAGAAGATTCCCTCAAGAAATGGCTAAAAAGACTGTAATAAACCGTGCATGTAAAAAGATTTTAAACAGCACGGATGACGCTAGTCTTTTATCAAATCAAATTAAAGAATCTGAACAACGTCAACGCAAAGAAGTATTGGATGCAGAAGTTGAAGAAAATGCAAATCAAGAACAATTGGATTTTGAACCACCAGTTTTTGAAGAAGCACAATACACAGAATTAGAAAATGAAAAACCTATTGATGTATCTGACTTTGAAGAAATAAAAGAACCTGCAACAGAAAAAGAAAGCGAAGAAGAGCCATTTTAATTGAAACAATAGCAACTGGTTCAAGTGGTAACTGCTACGTCTTAAATGATGGACGTACTACGTTACTGCTTGAGGCAGGAATAAAATTTGAACGTGTTCAAAAGCATTTCAAATATAAAACAAGACATATAGCAGGGTGTCTTATCACACACGAACATGGTGATCATGCAAAGTACACAAAGCAGTTTGTCGACAATGGTGTAATCAGCTATATGACTGCTGGAACACAACGAGCTATGGATTTTGAAAGTCATCGCTTATGCACGATTAAGGCAAAGCAAGAGCTACGAATTGGTACGTGGTCAATTTTACCATTTGACATTGAACATGATGCTAACGAGCCTGTGGCTTTCTTATTACAAAGCACATTAGGTTATAAGGTCCTGTATGTTACTGATACGAAGTATCTGAAATACAAATTTAACGGCATTACGCACATGATGTTAGAAGTTAATTATATCTATGAACAAATGCAAGAAAACATAAAAAACGGCAGTGTACACAGCGCATTAGCAAACAGAATTATGGAGTCTCATTTTAGCTTAGAACATGCTATCGGAATGTTGAAAGCAAATGATTTAACTAGACTCGAAGAAATACATTTAATTCATTTAAGTAGTCAAAATTCAAATGCAAAATACATTAAAAGTGAAATACAAAAAGTGACGGGCGCGCCCGTTTATGTTGGAGGTTTATAAATGCTAAACAGAACAATATTAGTTGGTCGTTTAACTAGAGACCCAGAATTAAGAACCACTCAAAGTGGTGTAAATGTAGCATCATTCACATTAGCAGTTAACCGCACATTTACGAATGCACAAGGAGAGTGCGAGGCAGACTTTATTAATATCATCGTATTTAAAAAACAAGCAGAGAACGTTAATAAATACCTATCTAAAGGATCGTTGGCGGGCGTAGATGGTAGGTTACAAACGCGGAACTATGAAAATAAGGAAGGTCAACGTGTATACGTTACGGAAGTTATTGCTGATAGTATTCAATTTTTAGAACCGAAAAACTCAAATGACACTCAACAAGATTTATATCAACAACAAGTACAACAAACACGTGGACAATCGCAATATTCAAATAACAAACCAGTAAAAGATAATCCGTTTGCGAATGCAAATGGTCCGATTGAAATAGATGACAATGATTTACCATTCTAATTTAACCGGTTTGAAAGTGAGGTGTGTATATGACTGGTTGGATAAGTATTGATCGCTCAATTCAAAATCATTGGCTATTTAAAGAAAAGAGAACATTTTCAAAGTTTGAAGCATGGATATATTTACTCATGGAAGCGAATCATTCAAAGGCAAAAGTGCCTATTGGAAACCAAATTGTAACCGTAGAAAGAGGACAAAGATTAACATCGATTTTGACCTTGTCTGACCTTTTTAACTGGTCACGATTTAAAGTGAAAACCTTCCTTGACTTACTCGAGAGTGATGGAATGTTAGAAGTCAAAACAACATCAAAATATACCCTTATAACCATTGTCAATTATGACTTTTATCAAAGTGAGCAGGGCAGGAACCAACATCAAAACGACATCAAACCAACATCAAAACAACATCAGTCAAACATCAACCCAACATCAAAACAACATCAAACCAACACAAACAATAATGATAATAAAGATAATAATGAAAAGAATGTGAATAATGAGAAGAAGAAGACAACCGCCTTCGACTTCTTCCAAGATAACGGATTCGGTTTCATAACTTCTTACAATTTAGACGATTTAAATTATTATCTTGATTCATTTGAAAATGATTCAGATGAAATAGTTACCGCATCACTTAAAATCGCTAAAGACAGAAACAAAGTTACTTGGGGATATGCTAAAAGCATTTTGAATACATGGCTTAATGCAAACTTGAAATCTATTGAACAAGTACGTGCATTTGAAAAGCAACAACTTGAAAGCAAAAAACAAAATTATAAACCTTTCGTTAAACAATCAAAAGAAAAAACACCCAAATGGCTCACAGACAGCACGAGAGAAACGAAAACGCCGGAAGTAGATGAAAACCTTGAGAAAGACAGAGAAGCTTTTATTAAGCGTCTAAATAGCAAATGGGAGTGATTGAAAATGGATGCATTTGATAAATACTATCTATTTGATCATGACGGCAACAAAATGTTTTCAGTTACACCACATTTTAAAGATGGTCGGCATTTAGTTGTTGGAATAAAAGAAACAAAATTTAATGGTCGTCGTTGGTATTTAGACGATTATGAATTAAATACACTTATTGATAATGAACAAATGGAGTTAGGACACCAAACAAGCTTATTTGAATATATATGAGGGATTACATGGAGATAGAAATTAAATTTAATGAAGTGTTTAATGCGCCGATGGGGTCGCCTCGTCCACGCTTTCGTAATACAGGTAGATTTGTTCAAACTTACATGCCAACGTCTTACACAAAGCATAAAGCGTATATACAAGGGCAAATGCCTAAGTTAAATCTAGAGCGCGCACTAAAAATCGAATTAGACTTTTACTTTCCATTGCTTAAATCATGGTCGAAGAAAAAGAAAAGCGAAATGGTTGGGCAGTATAAAGTGACTAAGCCGGATATCGACAACTTAATTAAAACGGTATTAGATGCTTGTAATGGCCATGTATGGAAAGACGATAACCAAATTACAGAAATAACTAGCTCAAAGCGTTATGGAATTGAGCCCAAAATAATCATACGAATAGAAGAAATATAAGAGGTGGATAAAATGGCGAGAAAAGCAAGGATTGTAACAATAAATGATAAACCTTATAGGTTCAGTAAATTTGAAATGGAATTAATAGAAAGTCACGGTATAACCGCTGGAATGGTTTCTAAGAGAGTAAAAGACGGTTGGGAACTACATGAAGCAATGGACGCACCAGAAGGTACGCGTTTAAGCGAGTACAGAGAAAAGAAAACAATAGAAAGACTGGAACAAGCTAGACTCGAACGCAAATTGGAAAGAAAGCGAAAGAGAGAGGCTGAGCTAAGAAGAAAGAAGCCACACTTGTTTAATGTACCTCAGAAACATTCACGTGATCCGTACTGGTTTGATAATACTTATAACCAAATGTTCAAGAAATGGAGTGAAGCATAATGAGTGTAATCAGTAACAGAAAAGTAGATATGAATGAAATACAAGACAATGTTAAGCAACCAGCGCACTACACATACGGCGACATTGAAATTATAGATTTTATCGAACAGGTTACGGCGCAGTATCCACCACAATTAGCATTTGCAATAGGTAATGCAATCAAATATCTATCTAGAGCACCGTTGAAAAACGGACACGAGGATTTAGCAAAGGCGAAGTTTTATGTCCAAAGAGCTTTTGACTTGTGGGAGCAATGACTATGACATATAACGCGCGCAAAGAATACTTAAACCAATTTTTCGGATCTAAGAGATATCTGTATCAGGATAACGAACGAGTGGCACATATCCATGTAGTGAACGGCACTTATTACTTTCATGGGCATATCGTGCCAGGTTGGCAAGGCGTGAAAAAGACATTTGATACAGCGGAAGAGCTTGAAACATATATAAAGCAACATGGTTTGGAATACGAGGAACAGAAGCAACTAACTTTATTTTAGAGGAGATGAAAATGATGAAAATCAAAGTTAAAAAAGAAATGAGATTAGATGAATTAATTAAATGGGCGCGAGAAAATCCGGAGCTATCAAAAGGAAAAATTTTTCTTGCAAAAAGTTTTAGTAATGGATTCGTTCGTTTTCAACGAAATACAAATACGTGTTCGATATCAAGTTTTATTCCAATTGATACTCCTTTCATAGTTGAAGTTGAAGAGGAAATCACAGAAGATACAGTATTTGATAGGTTGTTTGAAGTGTACGAGCTTCAAGAGGGAGCCTGTATGTCAGCGTTACACACAAGTATTAGTATCAACGAACGTTTAGAGAACACGTTTTTCCCTACCAAAGCATTCTACATCTTGAACGACGGCCTAACTATGACATTAATTTGGAAAGATGGGAGATTGGTAGAATGATGTTGAAATTTAAAGCTTGGGATAAAGATAAAAAAGTTATGAGTATTATTGACGAAATCGATTTTAATAGTGGGTACATTTTGATTTCAACAGGTTATAAAAGTTTCAATGAAGTAAAACTATTACAATACACAGGATTTAAAGATGTGCACGGTGTGGAGATTTATGAAGGGGATATTGTTCAAGATTGTTATTCGAGAGAAGTAAGTTTTATCGAGTTTCAAGAAGGAGCCTTTTATATAACTTGTAGCAATGTAACTGAATTACTAAGTGAAAATGACGATATTATTGAAATTGTTGGAAATATTTTTGAAAATGAGATGCTATTGGAGGTTATGAGATGACGTTCACCTTATCAGATGAACAATATAAAAATCTTTGTACTAACTCTAACAAGTTATTAGATAAACTTCACAAAGCATTAAAAGATCGTGAAGAGTACAAGAAGCAACGATATGAGCTTATTGGGGTTATAGCGAAGTTACGAGATTGTAACAAAGAACTGGAGAAGAAAGCAAGCGCATGGGATAGGTATTGCAAGAGCGTTGAAAGAGATTTAATAAACAAATTCGGTAACGATGATGAAAGAGTTAAATTCGGAATGGAATTAAACAATAAAATTTTTATGGAGGATGACACAAATGAATAATCGCGAAAAAATCGAACAGTCCGTTATTAGTGCTAGTGCGTATAACGGTAATGACACAGAGGGATTACTAAAAGAGGTTGAAGACGTGTATAAGAAAGCGCAAGCGTTTGATGAAATACTTGAGGGTTTACCTAATGCTATGCAAGATGCACTCAAAGAAGATATTGAACTTGATGAAGCAGTAGGGATTATGACGGGTCAAGTTGTCTATAAATATGAGGAGGCACAGGAAAATGACTAACACATTAACAATTGATCAGTTACAAGAGTTATTACAAATACAAAAGGAGTTCGACGATAGAATACCAACTAGAAATTTAAATGACACAGTAGCTAGTATGATTATTGAATTTGTAGAGTGGATTAACACACTTGAGTTTTTTAAAAATTGGAAGAAACAACCAGGTAAGCCACTAGATACACAATTAGATGAGATTGCTGATTACTTAGCTTTCAGTTTGCAATTAACTTTGACTATTGTTGATGAAGAAGATTTGGAAGAAACTACTGAGGTTATGGTTGATTTGATTGAAAATGAAGTTACTTTACCTAAACTACATTCAGTTTATTTTGTTCATGTAATGCATACACTAACAGAACAATTTGTAAAAGGTATTGATAATAGCATTGTACAAGTTTTAATAATGCCGTTTTTGTACGCCAATACTTACTATTCTATCGACCAACTCATTGACGCATACAAAAAGAAAATGAAAAGGAATCATGAAAGACAAGATGGAACAACAGACGCAGGAAAAGGATACGTGTAAAGACATCTTAGATCGAGTCAAGGAGGTTTTGGGGAAGTGACGCAATACTTAGTCACAACATTCAAAGATTCAACAGGACGCAAGCATACACACATAACTCGAGCTAAAAGCAATCAAAGGTTTACAGTTGTTGAGGCAGAGAGTAAAGAAGAAGCGAAAGAGAAATATGAGTCACAAAATACACCTATTGTTTACTACACTAATAATTCTAAAGTGACCTTATTCGAAAGACCTAGTGAAGAAGTATTAGGTTCTTTGTTCGAAAAGAAATAAAATCATTAAAGAGGGGAGATAATAATGTTTAATACACCTAAAATGAAATTACCAGAAAAGCACACCGAGGTATTTAAGACGTATAAAAATGGAACGCCAGAAGAAAAAGCTGAGATTGAAGGCTGTTTTATTAAAACTGTTAAAGATGAAGATAGTGAATTTTACAGCCCTATGTTAGCCAGTCTAAATGAACAACAGTTAAAGAGTATGTTGAGACAGGTACTTTTTTTGATTGATACAGGAGATGACAATGATGACTAAACAAATATTAAGACTATTATTCTTACTAGCGATGTATGAGTTAGGTAAGTATGTAACTGAGCAAGTATATATTATGATGACGGCTAATGATGATGTAGAGGCGCCGAGTGACTTCGCAAAGTTGAGCGATCAGTCTGATTTGATGAGGGCGGA